TATAATTTTTACTTCAATAAAGCCTTGGAAGGTTAAAAAGAAGGAGGTTGCGTAATGGATTATATAACTAAATTAGTTGATATCTACAATAGATGGTTAGATAGAGAAGAAAATCAAAATGTAGAAAAAATATCAGCAGATGAAGCTTTATGGGGTGAAACACTTACAGAACAACAAACAAAGTATTTAAAGAGATTTGTTTTTTTGTGGGAAAGAGCAAGAAATTTAGAATGTGAAAGAAGATCGTAATGTTCACTTGTGTTATTGAAGATACTCCAGAGTTTAATAGAAAAGTTATTAAAACTTATAAACCTAGAAAAAGACTTAATATTTGGATTTTAAGGCAACTTAGTCCATTATTTTTCCCATTTAAATAGCTTTACAGGGGGTGTTTAACGACACCCCTTTATATTTTATCAACTAAAATAGTTTTCTTTACCCATGTTTTAGGGATTATTTGAACTCTTCCACAATCAGAGTCACCCTCTCTACCTAGATCGGCACATAGAGTTATATAATCTTTTTCTTCTTTAAGGATAAATCCTAGACTGTAAACAGTCGGTGGTTTTGCTTTCAGGGCCTCTTCTAATTCAATCCAACCACTAGCACATTCAAAAGCATCAATCCATTCTATAAGAACTATATCCTTATCTTTTTGCGAATGTTTTGACATTGGTTGGTTTACCACCTACACCTTGAGCCTTTGATCTCTTTCTTCTAACAGCAGATTTAATTTGTGATTTAGTCATTCTTGCAGCTTTTGAAGCTGGTACACACTTAGGATATTTTCGTTTACTACCCTTTGTAGATTTTCTTCCACACTTGGCATATCCACCACCTTTTTTTGGCGAACCTATATCCTTCCAATCTTCTTTAAACCAACGAGTTAATCCACCACTAGCTCTGCTCATGCCTTTTTGGTTCTATAACCCCCACCTCTTTTTTTGTATTCTCTAACTAACCAAGCGTTTGCATAAGCTGAAGGATATACATCAAACTTGCGTTTAGCTGCTGCCTTCACTCTTGAATATAATGCTTTATTGGTAGGTACATTTTTAGTTGCCATAATTATCCTTTATGTTTTGTTTGAAGTGTAAATTTAGCCATCTTCACTGCTCCCTTATGAGGTTTGTAATCACCCTTCATAAGTTTGTATGAAGAACCAGACTTCATCCAGTGGAAACCTCTAGGTGCTTTTATTGATTTAGTTGCCATTATTTTTTCTTCTTTTTTTTCTTTAATTTTTTAAAATCAGCAGCTTCTATTTTCTTTTTATTACCAGCTACTGCTGCCAATTTCTTTTGTTTTGGTGAGTATTTTGAAAAGGGCATTAGTACCTCTTAGACTTTTTTGCTTTTGTTTTTTTCTTTTTCTTCTTAGGTTTCATAACCTTCATTTTCTTTCCATATCCGTATGCCATATTAGTTTCCTTTCTTTACCATTTAACTTTGTTAGCCCAATATGCTGCTGACATCTTTCCTTTGGAGATGTTCTTTGCATGACGAGCTTTGAATGACTTAGCTCTTGCAGTCATCTTTTTATCACCGGTCTTACCTTGCTGACCAAAGCGAATTGTTTTTACTCTGTCACCATCTTTAGCAACAACGACATGAGATTTTGTTTTATGACCTGGAGTTCTTTTGGGTTTATTAAAACCACTTACACCAGCTCTTTTAAGTCTCGGATCTTTGCTCATTTGCTATTCCTTGTGAGTCTAATTTCACTTGTTCTTGTTTTTCTAGTTGATCTACAAAGGATTGATCTTGTGAAGAGGCATAGTCTGCTTTAGATTTTTGAAAAGCTAAAACATCATCAACTGTAATCTTTAATTTTTCTTCTCTTAACTGCGCATTCTTATCAGCCCAATTATCTAATCGTTCATTGAGAAACTTTATATGTAAGTTTTTTTCATCATTGTCTTTTTTGAGCTCTCTGTTTTCTTTTTTAGCTTTGCGAAGTAGTGCTTCTACTTCTTTGATAGTGCTCATTTTTTATTTCCTAATACTTTACCCATACCTCTAAGGCCAAAAGAACTAGCTATTGCTCCATACATGGCAAATTGAAACCACTGTGGGGTTCTTGATAGAGCATCAAAGCCTCTTTCTGTGTAAGGTTGTAGTGGTGGAATAAAGCACATAGCTATAATTATAATAAATAAAATAGTCCATGCTTCGTCTTTCCAGGAGTCTTTGGAACCTTTAATAGCTTCTAGATCGTAGGCTATCTCGCCTTTTATTTTTTTATTTAATAATTCAGTTTCAGCTTTTATCTTTGTAACTTTTTGTTCAGCCTTTGCTTTCTTGGTATCAACTACTCCTTTAACGACATCACCAGCTACACCCATTAAAGGTTTTAACAACATAGTCCACATACTAGGCCTCCTCTATTAGTTTAACCATTGGTTCATATCTTGAGGTGAGAGTTCTATACAGCTTTGAATTTTTTAACTCTGCTGCCATTAATTTCCATTGACCATCTTGCATAGCTTGACGCATATTGACAAATTGAAATAATTTAGGCTCTCCAATATTGTAAGCAACCTCTATAACACAGTCCTTAATAACTTCTGGTACTTCACAATCACCGATATATCTTTCTGCTGCATGAAGATAGACAAGAAAGTCTTTTTCAAATTGTTGTTCTAAAACTTCTTTTGGATATTCAATTCCAGGTTCATAAGGATCACCATCAATACACTTATGGCCATATCCGATAGTCATAAAATCTTCTTTAATGGTTTCACCATTAGCTCCTCGGTACTCTAGGAAGTACCCAGTTGCAGAATAACCTTCACTTTTCTTGATCTTGTCTTTTACTTCTTCGTACATTCTATTAGTTTCTCCAAATACCATTTTGCTTTTTTTAAATCTTCAAGACCATTCTTTTGTTTATGCCTTACGACATATTTCACAATGTTGCCTTGAAAATAATCTAATTTAAATTCTTGAATAAAGTCTGATACTTGGATTTTTGTACCAATATAATATCCAGGATTTATTTTATCTTCAGATTTTTCCATTCCATCCACCATTCTGTTCAAGTGTCATTGGGATCAGTTGAGGCACACCATTTAATATTACTGCACAACCAAGAGTAGGTCTGCGAATGTTTACTCTTGAATAGGCAAAGGCTAAAGAATGTTTGTCTATTAAACATCCTATAGTCATTCCCCACCTAAGTTTCTCAGGGGAGTTCCAGTACCCTAATTTAAAATCCGTATGATAATGGCCCTGGATAAAATTATATCCAATAGACATAGATGACTTAACAGGATCTTTGTTCATGTTATGGCAAAAATAATATTCACCATACATATCCTTAATGACTAATCTATCGTGCCACCTCCACTTAGTGTGATCTACACCAAGTATATCAGCATAATCTTTTATAGCTTGTTCAGGAAAGCCATGATGTTTTCTTTTTCTATAAACAAGTGAACCATGATTGCTATGCAATAGATCCATTCTTGGAAATAATTTTTCTAGTTTTTTAATTTTATATTGTGCTAATTCTAATTCTTTAGTAGCACTTGGTAAATCCGGATCGCTATCGTGAAAAGACAAAGCTGAGTAATCGACTTCGTCTCCTATACAAACCACTCTTGAAAATTTATATTTTTTACTTATTGCCTTTAAAAAGTGATAGCTATGTCTATGACTAAATGGTTCATGCAAATCACTCACGCAGAGGATATTTGACATAATAACCTCCTTTAAATTTCAGGTGTGTGTTTTGTTGTGCAGAAAGTCGTTACATACACATTAGGTTGTTCCATAAATGAGTTTGCCAACCTAGCAGATGCCTCTCTACACTCTTCTCTTGTATCGTAAGCTCTGTCATACATTATTTGATCCACACAAGTTTCTTCTAATGTTGTGTATGGGTTCTGAATACACAGCCAAAAAATAATAAACATTTTCATCTATCGTTGACTAAGTGTTTCTCGATCCAAATAATCTTTTCTTTTATAACAGCAATATCTTGCTGCATCTGAGATATAGAGTCTGCTTTTTTCTCGACAGCTTCTAATCTTTGACTCCAAGTTCCCCAGGTAATTAACATAGAAGCAATTATAACTATGTAAGGCGCTATGGTTTTCATATCAATATTCATAGTTTTCTTAAACTCCTAATAAATTCTGCACCTTCTATAGTTTCAATATCAGCTTCTACTTTGGCACAAGATATCTGAACAGTATCGGACATATTTCTTTGCATAATTCTTTTTTTCTCTAAACAATCATTAACACCATCAGTTATTGTGTGTTCAATCATCTGTCCTTGTGAAAATAATAATAATGCTATTATGACTTTAGTTACCATTCATTCTTACCTTGTCTTTTAGATGTTCTATATCTTCTAATGCCTTATCCATATCAGCTTGTAGTCTTTTTATATTGACCTTATTATGAGACATATTTTCTAAGTCCTCACTCATGCTTTCTACTTGGCCTGAAATAAACTCAAGCAACATAAATTGTTCCTGGTCTATAGGAGTCTGGTCTGCGTTCTTGACGAGATCAGCTTCAAATAATGTTGCTCTTGTTTCTAAGTTATTTATTCGTTCTTGAATTGAGAAGAAAGCCATTGTGCCTACTGCGATTGCACCACAGATAGCTATAAGGTTTCTCATCGGCATTGAAACCGATGTATTGTCTGATATTTTCATTTACCGACAGATACATTCTCCACCACAATATTCACACATAGTTTTTCCTTTACATATACAATCATAATCTTCATTACACTTGCACATAATTACCCCTTTGGATTTGCGTCTTTGACTGCTTTAATTCTAACTTTCCAAGCATCTATGTCTTTATAGATCTCATCAAGCTGATCGCCAATATCACCATAAGCTGCTTTACGAGTAGCTCTTATAGCATTGTTAGCTTCTTCTGTATCACCATCAGATGTATATGTAGCAAGTTGGTCATCAGTTGGTTGTGCAATATCTAAGTTCCATTCTTTAATGTATGGACCTTTGCCATCTGAATCATCTTGCAACAAAACATCTTTAGTAAAATCTACATCAGATATACCATTAGCTTCTGCGTAAAGTTTTATTGTTGTTGATAGTTGTGCCATTTGTTTTTCCTTTCTTTGTTAAGTTATTATTTTAGTAGCTCCAAAATGCGTTCCTTTAACTCCTGAGCCACTATATGCTGGAGATCCTGATGTATTATTAATGTATGTATAAACTTCTAAGTAATCACTAGTTCCATTCATATCTACTATAAACATTCCAGTTCCAGTTCTTTTATATTCATCAAAAGCATTGTTTAAATTTTCTTCACTCATCATGGCGTAACTTGAACCATTTTTATACAATGCTACATACAATTCTCTTAATTGACCGACTGCATTAGCATTACCTATAACAGTAGCAGTAACAGCATATTTACCAGCAGTAGTTGGTGTGAATCTATAATTAGTTGAATTATCATAACAATTATCTGTATCAAATTCTTCAGTTCCAAATTGAACTTTAGTCCAGGTATCATCTGAAATAGTTGTAGCTCCACTTGAATATGCCATAAAAGCTGGTTCATTATCTACAGCTACAGCACTAGGCAAAGCAGTAATTGATGTTAATGAGTTGTTGTTTAATCTAGTTATTGCCATGCTATGCTCCTATTAATTTATATCCAAAAAATCTTCCCCAACTAGAGGATAGCGTTTCATCGTGATTAGCTTGTTGTAGTGTTACAACATACACAGTATCAGCAACAGATAAATCTAATTGAGTTGTAAAATTTAAACTTGGATCAGCAGATGCGTGTTGTGCTTGACACAGATCACCATGAAAATCAACAAAATCACTATTGACTTTAAAATAAGTTTGAAACCTTGTACCAGTTCCATTGTTAGGGTTATTGTATGCAATATGAGATGTAAATACATATTTACCAGCTTGACCACTAGGTACAGTAAATTTATATGTGCTTGTATCAAAAGCCGAAGCTGTATCATAAACTTCTGAATTGAACGCAACTGTAGTGTAAGTGTCATGTGAAACTGTTTGATTACCACTCATTTTTGCAAAAAAAGCTGGAGTATTCTGACCACCTATATTGTTAGTAGTAATACTTCCTGATCCATTAGATATTAATAGGTTGTTTCCACCTACATCTTGTATTGTGTTTACTTTTATAATTGATGTCATGTTATGCTCCTATTAACCTGTATGCTCCAAAATATGACCTAGCATGAGAGGAACTTCCGTCAAAACCAATAGCACCACTAGTTACTGCATGAGTTCCAAATAACTCAACATAGTCACTTGTACCATTCATATCTAAAACAATATTTGAATAAACTGAATTTATTAATCCACCATAATTATTTCTAAAATCTGCACCTTGTTGAGAAACTTCAGAACCATTTTTATAAATGTGTGTTAAAAAATATTCTGTAGCTGAACTAGTATCACTATTACTTCTTAAATTTCCATAAACTAGATATTTACCAGCTACATTCGGTGTAAAACGATAATTTGTTGTATTATCATAACA